TCTTGCTGTAGCGTAGCGTCTTTAAACTTAAGTGGTCCTTTTACGCCGAAGGGCAGTGACTGTGAATCCACCAAACCGTTAGCAACATTCTCGTGCATCTCTAGACGAACGTACTTTGATCTATTTGGATAATCGTTGTACTCTTTGTACCTTCTCTCCGAGCTACTCCAGGCAACATAACGGTCACCGATAGCTGCGGCGATGTAGTTAGGTGAATTTGGGTTTAAGTTTAAGCCATCAAAGCGCTCAAGGACTTCCTTGCGAGCATCCGTGTCGTATAAAGATCTGATCTCGACAGAGAACGTTCCGTAAGGATCTGTGTCTAGGTCGACCGGGGCTCTAAGATTAGAGATAGAAATCTTAATCTTTCTCTGGAGAGAATCTCCTTCGGTGGCTAGGCCGACGAACTTGAACAATTCGGGCTGCGTGTCACCAACAAAACTATTTGATACTCCTGCTCCTTGGGCGAAGTGTACCAAGTCCTGTGCAATAAAATATCCTGTCTCTGCGGGTGTTGCTTCCATTCCCTCAAAGTCTCCGCCTTGATTTGTACCAGCAACATCCTTGAGACCTAAGATAACAGCCATCTGAGCGGTGCCCGAGATATCTCTCGCTACATTGCCCTCAAAAGTTTCTCCGAGCCAATATTTTTCTAATGTAGATGTGCTGTTAAGAGCAGCATTTGTTTTAACTGGGTTTGTGTTAAATACTTTTCTAATGTACTTATCTGAATCTCTGTCGAAGTTGAAAGTGTAAACCTTGTTTGTACCTAAAGCTCCATCACCTTTCGCAGTTTCAATAACAACCTTGAACTCTTTTTCTCCAACGGAATTAATAAAACAGGCGTTAGAGGCGGTGTTCGTTGAGTTTGTGTACGCAACAACTCCGGTGAGCGCCGGCTTTGCACCATTCATATACCAAACAGCGGCAAGTGTGCCAGTCACGTCTGCTTGTACATTCGATGCCGAGTTAACCAAGAACAATCCATAGGCTCCGCCTAGCGTGCCCTGAGTAAAGTCCTCACTGTTAGACAATGATGGTACTTTCCAGCCAGCAGCGCCTTGGGCCTGTGAAGTGCCCGCGGCCTCGTCGTCTTGAATACCTAGTGTTCTTACGATGGTTACTGGACCATTGTTTTTTAGGTATGCTCTAGCGGCATAGCCTACGTATGTGGGTGAAGTGTAGTTTCCGTCTCTCCAGACATCGCCGCCCTTTCCGCCTGGGATAGGATCGCCGAAAATTTGGGTGAACTCATCCATTGACTGGACCATAGTTGGTCTGAAGGCTGGGCCTCGCTCGGTTCTACCGATAATAACTGGTCCGATGGCTTCTGCGCCTTGCGGAACCTCTGACTTGTCGATTTCTTTTACGAAAACTCCGGGTGATACAAATTTGTACTTATCAACTGACATGTGTAAATCTCCTCTTAAAACAAAAAGATGTCGCCTTTTAAGCTTTTCCTCTTATAAATAGTAATTGTTAATTCGAAAGTCCCTTTTTATGGTTTATAAAAGCCTTCTTTTCCGAGGTGTTCCGATTTCTCCTCGGTGATGACTCTTTCTCTTGAAATTTTGAACTCAACGGCATTTTCTCTCTTTGTAATCTTGGGGCCGTTGCCGTTTTCGTCTGGTGCGAAGATGTAGCCTAGGACCCTAAGGCTCATATTCGTCTGATATGTTCGCTCTTCTTCTTGTAAATTTGAAATATTGTTTGTTACGTTATATGCAGGATCGAAAAAGGACTCATACTCGTGTCCGTCCCTTTTAACCTTAAAATAGTTATCAGGGCCAGGGCGCCTGGATGCTATAAATGAAGAGAGCATCTCGTTCATCTGCTGTTGGTATTCTGCCTGTACTGTGATATTGTACGATATCTCTATGTACGTTGGAATAGGCACACTTATGGTTTCATAAACTATTTTTTTATTTTCTCTCGGCTTATTTCTATCTGCATCGCCGGCAGCGCGCCTATTGCGAAAAGCGTCTTTGGTTGCAAAGTTAGAAGTTTTTTCTTGATTGATTCTTCGTGACACCACGTAGACTCCATCTTGAAGCCCAGGATTTTGGTGCACCGGAGAGTAAAACCTGCCCCTTTTTGATATTTCTTTTGATATATCTTGCCTTTCTATGGAAATAACAGGCAGTATTAAAACACCGTCCTTGTCGCGAGCTTCTTTATCGTCTCTAAACTTTGCTCTTTCCGGGCTGGACCACACAATCGGAGTTTTTTTCCATCCTTTGTTTGTTGTGGCAAATATATTGAGGTCCTCGTTTAGCCAATCGTATACAGCATAATCAATTGTTTCAATAGTAGAAGGCATTAGAAATTCTTCGTTAACCAAACTAGTATCTGGCACATCTGTATATGAATAATCTTTCTTTTTACTAGGAGGCATCGAATAGTCCCTCTCTTGATCTGATACATTTGGCTGTTATTTCAAATTTGTGATCAATTTGGCCAAATAGTTGCTTAGTTTCGCTTAAAGAGACAATTTCATAATAAAATTTTCCATAAGCGACAAAATCACCCTCGCGAGTGAAGAGGTCTTGATCTTCGGTTAGTCTTCTTTTTTGAAAATGCACTGTTATTTCGTTTGTTTTGTCGAGGCCGTAGTGGCTTGTCGAGGTTTTGAGACCATCCCACTCTACTAAAGCGTGAACCCTCAAGGGAGCTAAAAAGTTTTTAACAACCGCTTCTCCATAGAGAGGATGAAAGTTTGTTCTTTGTATGTCAATAGCATAGTAGGTTATTTGTTGTCCAATAACTCGTTCAATCAACTCGTCATTGACTTGTTTTACTAGATCTCTTTCTTTTTCTCCCAGAAACAATGGCGGCGGCGGGGCAGCCGGTCTGGACCACTTATCTTTTTCTTACATAGTATTGTCCCCCCATTATATTATCCAACGTACACTCCGTTAGGTACGTTCTTGAGTGTGCGGTTACCAGCTTCAATAGTCTCCGCCTCCATTTGAGCTATCTTGTTGTAAGTTAACTCATCTAGGACTGTCTTTAATTCTTCTCTTAGCTTTTCCTGCTCGTCTTTTGCTTGCGAGAGGAGATCTGAAGCGTTTAGTGTGACAGAATCACCAGGAATTGGAATTGTCGCGAACTTGCCTCTAATTTGACCTAGCATCTCTTTGGTGGTTGCAAGGGCAAATCGTCGAATCCACTGTTTTCCTATGCTATTAATGTTTTGATACGGAATATTAGCAAAAGGCATTGTGTTTAAGTTGTTAATGCCGTTGGTATTGTTGCTTAAGTCCTCTCCTGCTTCGGACCAGGCATCTTCTGGTACAGTGAACTGCACCCAAATGTTCTCTGGAGATCCTGAATTAGGTCTCGGGAATATTCTTAGTTTATTGTTCTTGATCTCATAAGAATAGTGAGAATTTCTTGTGTAAATAGCATCTTCGTATGCCACCGACTGGAGTTTGTTTTGCCATGGAGGAATTACCTCAAATGTAGAATCATCAGCATACATACCATATGTCGACATATTACCTACAGTGTTTAATCCTCCAAAATATCCATAAAATCTCCACATAGCGTGAGGTGTTTTATAAAATACTTTTTTAACTTCAATTCTTTTACCGTTTACAACGCTAGCATGCTCTCTGCCAATAATATCTTGCAAGTCATAGTCTTGAATATCCTGGGCTATGCTTATTGACGCTGAATATTCCGTAACCATACCATTAAGGCCGGCGTCTTGAGACGCTCTGAAAGACATTCTTTTGGCGTAAGTAACGTCGAACTTTGGATACTTTAAGCTAACGTGTGAGCCGCTAAGACTCCCTGATAAATCTCCGGGTAGCAGTTGCCCTTGGTGGTCAAAGGTGCCAGTGGTATGTCCTAGTGCGTTAGGAAGTGAATTCTTTCCTTGGTGGATATTAACTAGATAAGAATATTCTAATACCGCACTTTCGTATGCTGTATAGACGTTTTCTTCTGTTAATTCTACATCTAGAACATCTCCGCCGAGCATCTTATATGTATAGGAGACTTGATCTACTGCGCCTGAAATAAAGTTTTCATCATAGAGGACATTATCGTCACCCGTCGACTGTGCGTACATGCCAAATGCATAACTGCTAGTATCCTGTGCTTTGGCCAGTGTACCTGTCACCGGTAATATTACCGTACTGGCTTGACTAGATGGTGTTAAAACGGGTGCGGACATTCATGAGATCCTCCTAATACTCTAATTAGTTTCTAATAATAGAAAACCCCACTCTAGATTTCCAGAGCGGGGCTTTCTTTAGTCATTATCGACCGGAAATATTATCCGACGAGATCTTGACAGACAACCAGACCGTACATATCGGGTCTAACCATCTTCTTCGCGTAACGAGTCATCACGCCCTTACGTGGCACGAAGTCCTCGGTACCGAAGATAGTCGGTGTCACTTGGAGTGGCACATACGGAGCGTAAACATATCCACTTTCGAGGAAGCTTCCGCCCTTACGGCCGACAAGTACGACGTTGCGTACGAAGTAAGGATCGACATAGACGTCCCACTTCTTACTAAGGCTACCGACCTTAACTGCACCAACTGTTCCAGAGTCTGCGTCAGCGGTTACGCTAGCGCGGAATCCAGCAGTGAACTCAAGGATGTTGGCAACTTCAGGTGAAACCACGATGAAGTTAGCACCACCACGGAGAGTCTTGCGGTGAATTCTGG